TTGATGCGGGTGCGTCTCCTGAAGAGATTGCCGCGTTGCGTCAAGAGCTACAAAACCGGATTCGTCCGGTCGAGGAGCAACTGCAAGGCTTACAAAGCGGCTCTACTGACATTGCTCAACAGCTTGGCGAACTACAAGGCCAAGTTGGTTCGCTTCCTGACATTGATGTAGACGCGCTACGCCGCCAAATTATTGATCAATTGCCCGAACAAGAGCGAGTCGACATTGAAGATCTCCAAAGAAGAATTCAGGACGGCATAGATGCTGGCTTGTCTCAAGAGGAAATCGGCGCATTACGACTTGAGCTTGAGCAAAGGCTTGCACCCGTAGAAGAGCGTGTCGGTAGTATTCGTGATCAGGTTGCGCAGTTCCGTCAAAACTTTGATCCGTCTTCAATTAGCGAACAGATCGGTAATTTGCGTGGTCGACTTGAGAGCTTTCAGGTCCCTGATATCGAAGAGCTTCGGCGCCGGGTTCAGGAAGGCATTGACTTACCGGGCGGCATAGATGCAAATGCAATGAATGAGGCCGCTCGGCGCGCGTTAGAGGAAAGGGGCGGCTTTGTGCCTCCTGACGTTCTTGAGCGCCTACGTGCAGTCGAAGGTCGTGAAGGCCCTGATCTCTCTGGCATTCGAGAGAGAATAGCGGCCTTGCGTGAACAACAAGGACAAGCGACCGAGGGTCGTCGTGGATTATCCGAGCTTTTAGCGAATGTACGCGAACAACAAGGACAAGCCGCTGAGGGTCGTCGCGCCATCGAAGATCGCCTTGGCGGCAGACTGGAGGAAGTCAGAGGGCAGGTAAGCCCGTTGACTGAAAGAATCGCGCAACTTCGTGGTCGTTTAGACGAAAGGCCCACGGTTGACATGGATGCTATAGCGCGCCGGGTTAGAGAAGGTATAGACATCCCACAGGTAGATTTAGGTGGAATCCGAGAGCAAATCGCTAATTTGCGCGGTCGCGTAGATGAAAGACCTACAGTCGACATGGATGCTATTGCTCGGAGAGTTAGAGAAGGCATTGACATCCCGCAGGTAGATTTAGGCGGAATCCGTGAGCAAATCGCTAATCTAAGAGGTCGCATGGACGAAAGGCCTGCGGTCGACATGGATGCTATCACCCGAAGAGTTAGAGAAGGTATAGATATCCCGCAGGTAGATTTAGGCGGAATCCGGGAGCAGATTGCTAACCTACGTGGACGACTTGATGAGCGCGTACCGGCTGGTACGGCAGGAATCAAGCCCCTTCCCGCACCGCCTAAATCACCGCCAAAGACTCCGCCAAGAATGGGCACGTTCCCTCCGGGATTTAGGGGTCGAGGCAGAGGTAATATCTAATGGCAAGCGAAGTACCAGACAACGTAGCTAATCCATCGCTATATCGTAAGGCGAAGGCCAAGGCGAAAGCCAAGTTCGATGTTTACCCTAGTGCGTATGCTAACGGCTGGATGGTGCAAGAATACAAGCGCATGGGTGGAACCTACGAAGGTAAAATCGGAGGCGAAGTGACTTTAGATCCAAAGAAAAGCGACCTCAACAACGACGGCAAGCTCAGCAAGTATGAGCGCAAGCGTGGTGAAGCCATTGCTCGCAACATGAAGTTTGGAGGCTCTGTAGAGATGCAACCTCGGGGCTGTGGCGCTATGATGCAAAGCAAGCGTAAGACTGTACGAGTTCCTCGTGGCTAAGAATCGCGGTCTCGACGACTGGTTCAACAAGGAAAAATGGGTCGATATCAGCGCTCCGAAAGAAGGCGGTGGCTACGAAAAATGTGGTCGTAAAAACGCTAAAGATTCAGAGCGTGGTTATCCGAAGTGCGTACCTTCGGCTAAAGCGGATAAGATGTCGAAAAAAGAAGTGGCTTCTGCTGTTAGGCGGAAGCGATCGAAGAAACAAGGAGTAGGCGGCAAGCCTACCAACGTCAAAACATTTGCGGCCGAAGGAGGCTCAATCATGAAAATGAAGGCAAAAGGCATGAATCGCGGCGGTGCTACAGGAGTTGGTGTCGCTCGAACTGGGCGTGTATCTCCCGGAAAACCAAAAGGGAAGCCTAAGCTAGAGGTTCCTGTTAGGAAAAAGCCTGTAAACCCAGTAGTAAGGCCACGACCGCCGTCTGGCCCAGTTGTTCCGGGTGGCCCTAGCGGTGGCGGAAAGCCCAAAAAAATGAAGGGCGGCGGCATGGCAACCAAAGGCTACGCCAGAGGCGGCGCTATGAAAAGCAAAGCCAAGTCTAGCCCAGTGCGCGCTCCCTCAAGCAAGAACAGCGGATTGTATGGCCGATAATGGCTTTTCTTCAGTCGAGTATTCCTTACTTTAAGTGTTGGGTCCGACGCGAGTACACGCACAATCACGAGAAATACCATGGCGAGTTTCTTCATGCCATGGTCATCGGTGTCACGACGCTACCAAAGCGATGCCTGTCTTTTCAGGTCATATTTACTGGAGCTGAGACTTACGATACCGATGAGCCGAACCTCCACGGGGGCGCAATGTGGGCTCGTATGCCTATCACCGCTCTCGTGGGGGACACCCCCTTCGAGAAATGGCCTGAGCCAATGCCTGTATGGGCGGCACAGCCATGGGACTGCGCATCTCGAACTCACAGCGTTTACAAGCTAGAAAACTGTGATCCTTGCCCTTGGATCGCCAAGATAGACGGCGAGTTTTACCCAGCAAAATACTATTTCACAGTGGATTACACCGAGTCAGATACCGCTGACGACCCGGCTCAACACAAGCAAAACCATGTCTTAGAGCTACTTGATGCGGGTGATTGGACTGGCAACATCGTTGCATTACCGAATAATCGGGTCAGAGTGACGAGGCCAGCACAGTTTGAGCTAGGCGACGGCGCCCCTGATTTTAGGCCCTCGCAACATATCCATTACAGCAAATCTGACTTAGACTACACTTTAGACGTAAACCAAGTGTTCGATAACCTATACGCGGGTGCAGAAAATGGCGACGAGCGGGAGTAAAGATTTCGAGTTAGACGTAGCAGACTACGTTGAAGAGGCGTTTGAGCGTTGCGGCCTTGAGCTAAGGACAGGATACGACCTCAAAACAGCCCAACGATCGCTCAACCTCATGCTTGCGGAGTGGGCTAACCGTGGATTAAATCAGTGGACGGTCAAAGAAAAGACCGTTGCCATGGTCCAAGGCACAGACAAGTACACGATCGACGCTACAAATCCGACTGCAACTATTGATGTGCTAGATGTATTCATACGTGAAACCACGCAGGGCACCACCACCGATATACCACTTAGCCGTATGTCTCGTGCCGAGTACGCGCATTTGGCAACCAAGTCGTCGACAGGTAAGCCGAATCAGTTTTTTATCGACAAGCAGTTGTCGCCTACGATTACGGTATGGCCAGTTCCAGATAAGAACAGCACGTACACCGTGTACCTAAACGTACTTAGCCGCATGGATGACGCTGACGTAGGCGCTAACACGCTAGAGGTGCCCTTTCGGTTTTATCCATGCCTTGCGGCTGGGCTTGCTTATTACCTAGCTTTAAAACGAGCACCCGATAAGGTTCAGCTACTGAAACCCTTGTACGAAGAGGAGTTTCAGCGAGCGTTATCTCAGGACGAGCCAAGGTCTAGTTTCCGCGTTTCTCCCGACATTAGAAGTTACGAGATTGCGTAATGGCGTTTGCATCTAACAGACGAGCTTATGGAATCTGCGACATTACCGGGTTCCGCTACCGCCTCAAGGACATGAAAAAGACTTGGGACGGCCTGCTCGTGGGCCCTGATCAGTGGTCTCCAAAGCACCCGCAGTTGATGCGCAAGCCAACTCCCGTCGACCCAGAGGCCTTGAGAGATCCGCGAATAGACCAAGCGGCAGACGGTAACGACGGAAACTTTTTTACTGTCTACACTAACGTGGGCGAAGGTATACTGGGTACAGAGCTTACGACCTATCAAATAAACAGCGGCCTAGGCACGGTTGAGGTAACCACGTCATGAGTTTTACATTAGCGACTCTTAAATCGACGGTTCAAGACTACTTGCAGGTTGACGAAACAACCTTCAACGATAACCTCAACACCTTCATTGAGGAGGCAGAGAGCCGCATTTTTAAACTGGTACAGCTACCTGAGCAACGCAAAAACGTCACAGGAACGCTGACCACAGGCAACAGATTTCTCGCTACACCTTCAGACTTCTTTGCCCCATTTTCTTTGGCTGTGATTAGCAACAATCGATATTACTACTTGGATTACAAGCATCCGTCGTTTGTTAAAGAGTACAGCCCGTTGACAACAACCACAGCACAACCCAAGTATTACTCGCTGTTCGATGACACGGCTTTTGAATTGTCGCCCGTACCGGATTCTGGTTATTCGGTAGAGCTTCATTATCTATATAAGCCAGCCTCATTGACGGCGGGTGCAGACTCAGGAACAACCATCTTATCCACAGACCATCCAGATCCTTTGCTGTATGGCACGTTGGTTGAGGCGGCGATATTCCTGAAAGAGGCTCCTGACGTCATCCAGACGTTTGAGACTCGATTCAAGGAGGGGATCGCGAGGATGAAGAACGTGAGCGAAGGCCGCGCTACTCGTGATGAATATAGATATGACTTGTTGAGAACAGGTGTTAGTTAATGTCACGAATACCAGAGTTGGAGGGGGCTCACGTCGCCCTGATAGGCCTTGGCGCCTCTCAAATTGACTACGTTATTGGAGTAGAAAACAGCAAAACATGGGATGAGGTTTGGTGCGTAAACGCCGCTTTGTCTGTGTTTGATTGTGATCGAGTGTTTATGATGGACCCGGCATCACGGTATCTGGATACCGATGACGCAGGCGGCCAGACAGACGTCATGCGTCAGCGCTTACCTACTTTTGAAAAGCCAATCTATTCATGTGAGCTTGATGAGCGTGTGCCTGCGATCGTTGAGTTTCCTATCAAAGAGGTCATTGATGATCAGCGTTGCGCCTACCTTAACAACACGGTTGCTTACGCCATCGCCTTCGCTTTGTATAACAAAGTGGCTCATATCGATCTCTTTGGCATGGATTTTAGCTACAAACACAACATCCACTTTGCAGAAGCAGGCCGAGGATGTCTCGAATTCTGGGTCTCTCGATGTATCTCGCAGGGAGTGGGTGTGGGTGTAAGCCAGAAGTCTGCTTTGCTCGATAGTAATGTAGATCCAAGGGAGCGGCTGTACGGATATCACCGGCTGGATGACCCTTTGTTGGTCATGACAGACCAAGAAGGCCAGTTTTTGGTTTGTCCAGAGTCAGAATTTGACAACGCGCGGCGTCAGTTTAACTTCCAAAAGGTTGAGATGCCTGCCTCACCGGAGCCGTACAAAGGATGATTTCGCAAAGCGCAGACGCCGGATTAGGCAGTGTTATGGTGGCAACGTCCGATGATGGCGGTCATGAGCCAGAGTTTTGGGCTCAAGTGGTCACAAAAAGACTTGTAAGCATCTCAGAAAACGCCGATCCTCATGTCAGACAACAAGCCGAGGCTTTCCGGCAACAGGTTTATGAAGTAGTATTGAGAGGGATTAAGAGCGCTATTGCGAGTGATCGAACAACATTATCGGTTATTCTGCGGCGTCAAGGTCATAACCACATGGCTGATTTACTGAAGGAGCTATAAAATGGCTATCACATCGGCGATCTGTACATCGTTTAAGCAGGAATTGTTAGTAGGCACTCACAACTTTACTGCCAGTTCTGGCAACACGTTTAAGTTGGCTTTGTATACTAGCTCTGCGACTCTGGGCGCCTCCACAACCGCGTACACAACCACAAACGAGGTTTCTGGCACAAACTACACGGCTGGCGGTAATGCGCTTACCAATGTCACCCCCACAACGTCTGGAACGACTGCAATCGTAGATTTTGCGGATCTGACCTTTGGAACCGCTACGGTTACAGCTCGTGGTTGTTTGATCTACAACGACACGAATTCAGACAAAGCAGTGGCCGCGATTGACTTTGGAGGAGACAAAACCAGCACGGCAGGCAATTTCACAATTGTATTTCCGTCGCCTACGGCCACGGGTGCAATTATTCGGCTTGCGTGATGCCTTGGTATGCCCCTCCAGACCATAGAATTCAAGCCGGGAATTGACAAGGAGTCTACCGACTATGCGGCCAAAGGCGGCTGGGTTGATGGAAACCTCATTAGATTTCGTAAAGGACGTGTCGAAAAAGTTGGCGGCTGGGATAAGCTTGGCACTAGCTATTACCTTGGCATTGCTCGCGCTCTCCATAGTTGGATTGCTCTCGGTGGCACTCGCTTTCTGGGATTGGGTACGACGTTCAAGTATTACGTCGAAGAAGGACAGTCGTTTAACGACGTCACCCCCATAAGAACCACCACATCGGCAGGCGATGTTACTTTTAGTGCCACAAGCGGATCATCCACAATTACAGTAACCGACACGGCGCATGGAGCTGTGACGAATGATTTTGTTACTTTTAGTGGCGCTTCCTCCCTTGGAGGTAACATTACTGCTGAGGTTTTAAATCAAGAGTACCAAATCAGCCTTGTCACAAGCCTCAACACCTATGAATTGATCGCTAAAGACACAAGCGGCGCTACCGTCACAGCAAATAGCAGTGATAGCGGTAATGGCGGATCATCGGTGGTGGGCACGTACCAAATCAATGTCGGCCTTGATACTTTCGTAACGTCCACCGGCTGGGGCGTAGGAACATGGGGCGCTGGCGGCTGGGGATCATCAAGCTCTATTTCTGCTACTGGACAG